GTGTTGGATAACCCGGCATTAGATCGGCTTGGTAAGCCGGAAGGAGGACCAGTATCTTCGTAGCTGAATGTACGTTGTGGATAAGGAATATATGCATGTTGTCCCATTTACTGTCTCCAATTTTTCATTGTATTCCAACTTTGGTTATTAAACTGATTTATTTCCCTAGGTAATAATTCCCTTATTGTAATAGATGGAGTTTACCCCTATTTAATACAATTGTCTACTTCTATACATATCGATGAGTTACTTGTGCAGCATATGTGTCACTAATTGCTGTTTGCATCCCTGTATGGACATCAAACTGTTTATCCCATACCTCAAAGTATGAGGATGCATATATTGGTAAAACAGGCCCTTTACGTCGCTGACCAAGAGTAGAAACCAGATTATCAATTTTTGGCATTCTAAAGATATCTTCTTCTATTTCTCTTAATTTCGCGTCTTTTAACAGATATTGTTCTTCTAACCTTTTATCCTTTTCTTCTAATTCTTTCGCTTTATCTTCTGTTTCAACCAATAAAACTGTATTAATACCAAATAATACCTTTACAGCTACTTTTCCAAAATCTAGTGGAGTAAAGTCAGTAAAACTTTTAAACTTAAGTCCAGTTCCTTCAGTGATTTGAAAGCCTTCGCTTAATGAAAATGTAGCTTCTATTTCCCATGCCATTATTGCTACAGAAGCAAGTAAATTCAATATCATAGCAAGTTCTGTATTATCCCCGGCTATTTCTGTAATGATCAGTTCAATAAAGTATTGAACAGCCATTTTTACCAGCATAGTTGGGATAGTTGCTAAAATAACATTAATTGCTAATATAATTTCACCAGCAGCTACATGTGTAAGAACCTTACCTAAAGTACTGCTAGCAAATCCCCCATCTGCGCCCCATGTAAAATAAATTATAACAATAATGATAATAATCATCACTAAAGCTGCAAAGAAGCTCAGACCAGCATGTTCAATAACCTCGTAATGGGCTATATAAATAGATACATGACATCCTGCTAAAAATAACCGGGAAACTGTTTGATTAGGTAAGTCTTTGATAAAGGTATGGATAAACGGAACCATTAAATCTGGTTTGTTCCCAAGGTTAAATTTAACCATTCTAAAACGTCCACTATCTCCATCAATAACTCTTAAAGCAGCAATTGGAGCAACTACTGTATAAGCATCTAATCCTGAAGGTTTACAACAATAGTAAATAATTGATTGTCCTACAGTTGTTTCTTCTGCAGCTGCTTCAACTAATCGTAATGTGCCTGAACCATTATTTTCATAGACCAGATCAGGAGTTACATATTTTAAATCAGCAGCAGAATCATCTGCTTCTAACAAGTTAGGGCTAGGATTATTATAAGAAAGGCGGGTAGTTACTTGTAACCAATTAGCTGCTTCTGTAGTAGTAGTACCTGGATTTACTGTACCGCTACCTGCTAAAAATGCAGCTACTTCAACTAAAGTATCTGCTTTATAACCTACGTTGTAAGTTCCTTTTCCAGAAGAAACATAATATTGATACTTTAAAAGATTATCAGAACCAAATCTAGACATGTCTGAATAATATATACCATTTTCAACACTTCCACTATCTGCGTTAATGGCAGCTAATGAAGTATGTTCATATGTAATATAAGAGAATTGAAATGCGTATTTATTATCTTCTGTTGTAGTAAGAATATTATTCTGTGGTTTAGTATCTCCTGCTGGACTATCATTATAATCACCTTGTGTAATGCCTTGTGAAGGATATAAGTTTTCAAACATCCTATATAAATATGACATTCCTGCTTGAGAGGTGTCCCACATACGCACACCAAAATTAACATAGACATTATCTATATCTCCTGGTTCCGCACCTGGATCATCCATAACTGCATCAATCATTTCTTCCGCATCTAAATTAAGTATTAGTAGTAAGTCTTCAATTTGCGCTCTTTTAGTTGCGCCAAAAGTAGTGTAATTAGAATTACTTATTCTTAATGGAACGGCAGGAAGGGTTTCAATAGTGGATCCGGCCTGATCAATAGGAGTTTCTACTGTATCTAAATCAGTATAAGTTCCTGCACCTACTTGATAAATAAATAGGTATTGTCTAGATGGGGCACTGTCCCTATAGTAGAATGAAACATAATGTAATTGTGTTGGTTTAGTAGATGCTGTGTAGGTTCTAGTTATGCTTCCAACAGTTGCTGCATTATATACTGAAATTGTATAGGTATCTGGTCCTGAATTATAAACAATATTAGTAAGATTAGCTTGCCATCGTTCATCAGCAAATACTTCATCTTCAGTAGCTATTTCACTAGTTATATCAATATTAAAGTGGTTAGTAGATGGAGTTACTGTAACCGTATCTGCAGCAGGGGTAATAGGACTAGTACTCGTTGTAGAGTGATCTACCCCTATTGTGTTGGCTCCTACGTTATATCCTGTATTCTCTTGAAGCCAGTATTTAGCCCAATCAACTTTCGACAATGCTCTTAAATAAGAACCTTCAGGAGTACACGGAACACCATTCAAAGTATTTAATGCAGCTGTTAATTCAGTATAATCTATAGTTAAAATATAAGATTCTATTGTAGGAAAACTCTCAAAGTAGTCCCCATTATCAATAAAATCCATGAATTCTTTAAGGTCTCCTTTGAGACTACGAAATACAATATGATAAAGGAGATTACTAGCAATATCTTTATCTTGAAGAACAGCTTGAAGAAGTGAATTTAAGAGGGGGTTTTTTCTATCTACATCGTCAAACAGAGGGACGTTATGAACTTCATAATACTCAATAACTTGGGTACTTCCACTATCCCAGCCAAGAAGTATCATGATAAGCTGTATTACCATTTCAACTACTTGTACAACAGCTTCAACTATAAATACAATAACACTAACAACAGCTGAGATGACACTAGCAATAAAACTCATTAATCACCGTCCTAGCCAGTAGGTTCGGCGTTGGTTATTTGGGTATTAATATTACCTGTACCAGTTTCGTTAATAGCAGTTATACCTGTAGCTGCTACACCTGCTGTAGAGATATTAATACTCCAGGCATCCAGAATAGTTTTAAGATATTTTTGATCCGCATTCCATTTAAAACCTTTAGCTTGTTCAACAGATAAAGAAGCAGTTGCGCCCATAATACTAGTTACCGTAGGAGCTACTTTAGTTGACCGATCAGTTTGTGCAAATTCAGTAACTTCTTTTTGAAGCAATAAAGACTCTTCGGCGTTACCCTTTTGTATTCCTATTGTATATGCTACGGCTTGTTGCACGGTAGCTTGTATAGCTGTTAGGTATACTGTTGCGTAATCACTACCAGTAATCCGACCTAAATTAAACTGAGCAGCCATATGGGCATTAACAGTTGTCATCATGTCATCAAATATACCAGTACCTGTTACTATGTTATCAGCACTTGTAACAACATTCTGGGTTAAATTAACAATACTAATAGCCATTAGTTAGTTTGCTCCTACACTAAAACCTGCAATTTTATTAGCTGCGGCAACTCGTTTTAATTCCTCTGGAGTAAGTGGATCTAAAATTTGTACATTAAATTTCTTAGTTAAATATGGTTCCAAAACTTTTTCACCGTTAGCTCTAGTTACAGTTTTAAATTTTTGCATTTCAGCATTCATAATTTGATTAAGAATAATTGTTGGAACATGCCATCCTTCTTCATTACTAAAAGGAACAAACTTTTTAACCATTCTTCCATTATTAAGTCCTGAAGCGCCTACAGTAAAGATAAGTCCTGGATAATTAACCATGGTAGGATCATTAGGAGTAACTACTACACGAGTAAGCTTCATAGCTAATTTTTCTGGAGTTTGCATAGCTGCTAAATGTTTTGCTTTTGCAGCTCTGGATGCTTCAGTAGATTCAGAAAGAGATTCTTTTTTAGGTGGAATAGCACTATTAGGATCTTCTTTATACTCATCAGTTCTAACTTTAGCTAGAGTAGCGGCTAATTTCTTTGACCCTGTTTTATGATGCAAAATAACACCGTTATCTTTTAATTCTTTTCGAAGTTCATCGTCTGTCATTCCATTAATGGGAGTTGCCAGTGTCGTATCTTCCATTCTTATCTCCTAATTTTATTTAAAAAGATGTCCCCCGAGCCCTAAAGGGCTCGGAGGGACGGTCAAACAATACTAATTACACTGCTACTAGAGCAGTCCAAATAATACCAAGACGCTCTGGGCGAAGTGCCATAAACCCGTAATACCATTTGATGGAGTAGAACCCTACTTCACCATATGGATCATCCAAAGAAGCAATTTCTTTACCAGGCTTCTTATGATTAACGGAAAATTTAACACTCTTTCCATCAGTCTGAAAACCGATAGTAGTAAATGCGCCATCTCCAACAACTAGCATTGGATAAATATCGACACCATCTTTACCAGTACCATCCTCAGATGCCTTAGATCCACCTTTTACATCATACTGCATTTCTGGAACTACAACGATGCGGAATTGATCAACAGAACCAATTTCGCCGTGCATAATAGTACCGGCATCAGCATACTTTTCTACACCAACAAAGCCGGAGCCTACATCGGAACTAGAATCAATCCCTTTCATTTTGCGTACTACAGGAATTAAATCAGTTCCTATAAAC